ATACCATTTATTGGAACAAGACATAAAAGATGTGGCATGGGGTAATGTGGATTCAGATTGGACTCCACCCGAAGTTATACCCGATCTATCACAGTACGACACGATAGCTATTGACTTAGAGACGAGAGATGAGAATCTAACAAAGCTAGGACCTGGATGGTGTAGAAAAGACGGACACATCATAGGTATAGCCGTGGCAGCTGGGGACAGTTCTTGGTATTTTCCAGTGGCACATACTGTGGGTAATATGCCAAGACGACCAGTGTTTCAGTGGTTGACAGACTTGTGTAAAGACACAACCAAAACATTCGTGTTCCATAATGCACTATACGATCTTGGTTGGCTTAGAGCAGAGGGTGTAGAAGTCAAAGGCAAGATCAGAGACACTATGGTTGCAGCACCTTTGTTAAATGAGAACAGAAGATATTATAATCTGAACTCGTTAGCTGGAGATCATCTTGGCACATACAAAGACGAGAAGATGCTCAAGAGTGCCGCCGAAGAGTTTGGTGTAGATCCAAAGTCTGGTATGT